CTGGTTGGTAAACCGTGAATGTGTCTTTGAAACCTTCCACAATCTCCTCCTTGGTCACCGGCTTAAAATAGTCGGCTACTTTATGCCCTTCAGCATCAACTGTGCGCCGCGCAATCTCCATGATCTTGGGCAAATGTTCGTCATAAACTTCCTCACCATGCCAGTAAAACTCTCGCAGAGCTCCATTCAAATTTCCGGCACAAATTTCAGCCACAGTCTCTCGCTGTTGGGCTTTAGGCCGTTTCGAAGTTGTCAAAGATTTAAAAATTGATTTCATCTCAAGACACCCGACGCGCTCACCCAACTGAGGGTGCAGAAAAAATTTTCTCTTCAAAAAGGAAACCTGATCCACGTGCATATACCGCTGAGTGTGAAAGGTCTTCTGGGCATTTGTGAACTTCATCCCAATAGCATCAAGCTCATGCGATAGAATATCCAAACCGAAGTGAAGCCCGAGCTCGTCAAGTTTGGGCACATTGAAATTCAGAACGATATCATCACCATATGTAATCACAGCACAAACGTCTTTAAATAAGGGAATTAACCCCATCTCAGACGTCCGATTCGCACTGTAATAACAATACCGCACAATCAACCGATTTTGCCCGGAATTCCTCTCCACTGTGTCCGGCGTGCCAGAAGCACTTAGTCGGAAGGCCGAAAAGATTAATCCATCAAGTTCAAAGAGAGGAAACATGGTTTCCGTTGCTATTCCATCAAAAATGGACAACAACTCATCGCCAAATCCACACTTCTCCAAGAACCAACGACGGAAATCCATATCCGCTTTTGCAAATTGTGGGTCGATCGTTTGATCGAATGCGGAGTAGTCACCATCGCCGCAATACTCTTCCCCAAATTGGGTTATGTACTTGTAGATATGGCCCCAATCTCGTCCAACCGCGTTGGCACCAACCGCACATTCAAACACCTCCGGAAACATTTTCTGCAATTGCTGATTGGCCAAATTGAGCATCCTCGAAGCAACCACAAAATGCACTGGAGCTCCAGAAAATACTCGTATCTTCTTCTCTTCGATCTTTTTAAACGTCACGGCTTCATCTTTCAAATTACACCGGAACACAACATTAGACCGCCGATCTTCCAAAGCATCCGTGAATAATTGTTCAACGGCGGTTTCCACATCAACCAACTCTTCATCAAAGCGCAAATCGTACACGTAAGTTTCTTTTCCATCAACCATTTGTTTTTCAACAAAGCGAACCGTTTGCAACCCCAACTCTTTTGCAAGAGGACTCTGCTCAAAGAATTTAAATTTAGGTCTATTCAATGGAAAACCCATTGAAGTTTTGGGGTTAACAGGTTCAAACCCTTTTGTCATTGGGACACCATTCAATGCATCACTATAGCATAGTGGATGAACATGTTCTCTAATGATGTTGAAAAAATCATCATCAATGGAGGCTTTCGCATCCTCAAGAGCCGCCGCAACAAAGGAAGGATTGACGAGTTTGGTTTCGTCGAACTCCGAACCGTTAACCATAAACCTGCGGAACGAAGGTCTTGCAGCTTCCTTCTTAAGAGCTCCATGTTCCACCTCCACGTCAAAGAGCTCAACAACATGTTCAGCCATCGGTGATACAAT